TAGGTCTGGTGCCCGGGACTGGCACCACATTTTCAATACTATTCAATTAGATAGCTTTAACGGTTCCGTTTAATTTCCGTTATATGGATGTAAAACGGAAATTTTTGAGGGTTTTAACGGAAATTTTCGGTTGTTGCGTAAAAGCCGAAAGATCAAATTTATCTGCGACAACAACACTTCTTCTCGTCAAAATATTTCCGCTCTGCCACCTCGCCTTGCTTGCCGATATTAAATGAATCGACTGGGCGGTGGTAACCCATCACTCTTGTCCAGACTTCACATTTAGTCCTTTCACTGTTCGGGATGCCGAGTTTTTCTAATTCAGTCATTTTTTGCCTCCTGACTTATCTGAGTTGGATTGCACATCTCTCAATGATTCGTCTATCGCTGACTGCGCGTTCTGCACATTCTGCAAGAGTTTTTGAAGAGAGCTCCAGTGCGCGTCTAAATCGACCACACTCTCCAAGCTCCCTCTGTAACTTTCGCTGTATCGCGGCGTCTCGCTCGCGCACCCGCAAAGCAGAATCGTTAAGCACACCGATAGATTTTTCCAATTGAGCAATTTCTTTATCCTTTCTGTGTAGCGTTTCAATCTGGTGAGCAAGTAGCCGCTCCCTTTCCTGCGTCCAGCGCAACTCGGTTTCCTGTTGTCCGAAGTGATAACCCAGGAGACTCGAAAACATGACGGCGGCAATAATCAAAATTACTCGGATCATTTTCTGAAAAAGAGTTCTAGTTCTGCATAACGTCTGCGGCGTAAGCCTTTTTCATAGGCCGTCCCAGGATTGCAATACTTCGGCCACCATTCTCTAATGCCGTCCTCGTTCTCAGCATTCACCATTTTGAATAAGGTGTACCGCCTGCATTTCGTGATTCCGAAATTAAATACAAAGCTCATTAAAGCGATGAATTGATTCTCGGTAACAGGCACATGAACGAGCGCTGCTAACTCCTCCTGTGTTTGAACCAGGTCTTTAGTTAGAAGGTCGTATGCTTCATTGCGCGTAATGTGCTCGCCTGCGTGCACGTCTTTCGTGTGGCCAAAACCAATGGTCCACACCCCAGCAGGGCATTTGTAAGATTCGAGGGCCGGTCCCCCTTTAGGGCCTTGCTCGAATTCCGATATGAATTGAGTTGCTAACTCAGGCGGATAAAGCAGAATATCCTGTTTTCTCATTTAGCCTCCTTTAAGCCGTGCAACCTCTGAACCTCAGATTTGAGGGTTTCTAGGTCTTGCTGGATTTTTGTGAGTTGTTTAATGCTCTCGGTGTTTGATGTCGCTCGGCGGTTTAGCTCGTTGATCTGGAGGCGCTGGAGGGCCGTTTCGTTCTCCAGACTGTTGATCCGGTCTTGTTGCGACACGATCGTGTACTGATTCAACTGAGAGTTTGTGAAAAACCCAGCCATATAGAAAGCAAAGAACAGAACCAACTTTATAAGGCCGGCTATGAATGAGCGCATACTAATTGCCATGATTCGCTCCATTGTTGTGAACAGTGAGTTTTAATTTGCCTGTGACGATCCCGTACAGCGTATTCATGATCTTCAGGCCAAAATATGAAGAAACTCCTGAGCACGCTCCTATCCATTCCCAGGAGAGCTTGGAGGTACGCAGAATTAAATAGACAATGAATCCGGCCGCGCATGACGTAACAAACTCAATAAACCAGCGCGGAAAATTCCAGCCCCGTTCCGCTCGCACGTACGGCATAGAAGAACCCGATGCCGCACATATAAGAATGAGCGTGAACACAATCAGGTTTACTGTTGAAGCAAACTCGCTGAGGCTGAAATCTGTTTCCATGTCTATTCCTTTTTAGACATGGTAGCCAGGCCTCAGAGTTCAATGCGCACACCTATTAAAAAGCCCCACGAGTGTGGGGCGGAGTAGTTAGGCTGAGCCTAGATTCTTAACAAACTTTGCGTACAAGGATTTAAGAATTTCAGGATTGTCTCTAGCGGCTCGGCAATAAAAATCTACGTTTGCTCCCTTTTTTATTGGTATATAGAGATAGGTTGAATCGCCATTAGAAAATAACTTGCTTTCTATTTGGCCTGACAGTATCCCAAAAGAATACTCTGATGATATGCCGCTACAGAACAAGGTGGCGTACCCGTCAAAGGGCGCCACGGTCTGAATGAAAGAGCCGTACCCTGTTAAGTTGGCAGAAGACGGAATTGTGAGCGAAACGGAGCTAGAGGATGGAAGCGCCTGGCTCCCGATAAATTCCTTCTCGGAGCGTTTCACGAACTTGGAGAGGAGGAGCGCTAAAATTGATTTCAGCATGACGCACCTCCTACAAGTGAAGTGTTACGCTGCCCCTTCGCTGGGAACGAATTTTGCCTCAAGCGGTTGCTGATCGTCCGTCTCGCAATAGAGACTAACGGTATTCCCCTTCCGAACCGGAGTTGTAATTCTGAGATAACCTTGAGAGTTAACGCAACACGTTCCCAACTTTCCAGTAATGCCGACATTGACCGATGGTCGGTTTCCGCCGAATGTAATCCATCCATCACTTGGAGGCGTATAAAGTTGAGCCTGAGCGTGGTTAACAAAGAACGTTGTTCCGGGATTTGGGTTTGAGAAAAGACCTTGACTTCCGACCCATTCCTTCTTACCCTGCAAGAACTTCTCCGCAAAGAGCTGGATAAGCTGTTTAAGCATAGGCCACCTCCTTGCAGAATAAGTTTCTTAAGAGTTGACACCCCCCCCGACCAAAGCATAGAACATCACAGAAGTATCTGCGGCAACCTCAAAAATTATTTTTTTACCCTTAGCAATAGGAACAAAGAGTTTGGCTGCTCGTCCCTCACGAGGGTAGCTACTAGTCTGTAAAACCTGCCCATACACGTTGATACCGTTGTTTGGTACTGTTGTTACGAATTCCAAATATCCATCGTTGGGCGCAACGTATTCGTCGCGTCCACCGGTTACAGATACGCTAGTGCTAACGCTTTTATCTGGTAAGGCCAAGGATGCAACTAGAGCGGATTCCTGTTTGCTGTAAAACTTCGATAATAGGAGGCTCAATAAACTTTTCAGCATAATGCGCCTCCCACTTCCAGATTATTTATCGCTGCCGATAGCCGGCGAAAACCATAATTCTTGGATTGAATTTGTCGCGTTAGCGATAACGACCTTGCAGCCTTTTCTAACAGGAATAATTTCTGAGTATGTAGTAAGCCCCTCAGTAAAGCCCACGCAAAGCCTTGCAAAGATTGAATTAGTTGCGTTAAGGGCATAAACATCAATAAATTTTCCTGTGTTTGAAGAGTTTTTGTAAATGCCAATGTATCCATCGTGAGGAGGGACATATTGAGTAAGCTCAGGTGACAACTGTACCCTCCTTTCTGGAAAGCCTTGGGATGCAACCCATTCGGATTTGCTTTGCAAAAACTTCTCGGCAAATAATTGAACGAGGGCTTTAAGCATAGTACAGCCCTCCGAACAATGCGATTATACCCCCCCCCGATTGCCTTTACTACTCGCACAACAGGATTATCTCTGTTCGTTCCAAACACTGACCACGAATCGCCTTTTGCTACTGGTACGAAAACTCCTTGAGTTTGCCCGGAGGCTGTTGCTTCGGTTTGAGAAAACATTGCGGCGGTATCGTTCGTAACTCTGACGTTTGCATTCGAGCTGGTAGCTCTGGCCGAGACTCTAACGAAGCCGTCAAAAGTGGCGACACCTTTTGCCATTTCTCCCCACGCCTGTACAGCCGTAGCAGTTACAGTGACGTAACTCGAGCTAGGCATAGCGCTATGCGCCGCCTGTGCTGGAGTAGTCCGACTATCCAGCAGTCGTTGAATTAGTTGTTTTAGCATTTAAGCTCCTTGCCGAGCCTAAATGCTCGGCGTTATTAAATTGGGCAGAAGTAACAGGTAACCTTTCCTTCAGTGAAAGCGTATTGGTATGAAACGTTCTGTCCTTTCTTGAAATACAAACAAGCTGAAAGGTTGTGTCCGGGTGACGGGTATCGCACTAAAGTCAGCCAAGTGGTATCTCCTTCGGGTTTTAGTGCAACAAAAGTTGCTCGTTCTGCATAAACCCAAGCGATACCATCTGCGGGAGCGACATAGACGAACTTTCCTCCATTTGTCGGCGTACTGTCTTCTTTAACAGTAATCACTCCCGTCTTGCAGTCGGATATTCCTAGCTCAGAAGACCTCTTACCATAGATACTACCCCCCCCCAATAGTTTACAGCCCGTTTAGGCACAAACAGACTGCACAACAACTGCAAAACTTTTTTAAGCATTAAAACCTCCTCTCATGTTTTGTCTTGCATTGACTTTCTGCTGTAGCTCGTAAGCCAAAGCGGTCGGAAACTGAGGCCACGCCACGAACGGGAAACCCTGCTCCTCAGGCAGGTTTCTTAAAGCCTGTCTGTATGTTTCTAAGGCCGTTCTGTCTTCGTCTTCCAGAGCAGAACGTTTGGCTCCTGCTGACCGCGCCACGGTGATGTCAGGGAGTTTCACGTAATCGTCTGTATCGCTGATACGGGCGTTTCTCTCGGCTTTGATCTCGTTGCTGTAGCGCTCTTTGCAGAATGCGTCGGTGTTTTCGGGCAACTCGGTTTCCGTGTAGAACTGACTGTCCGCCGATTGATAAAGTCCAGCGGGGGATTCCTCGCCATACCAGAACTTCATGCCATTAAAAACTTCTTTTAGCGTGTAGTGCTCAGCGGCGTATGCGTCATCCTCTTCATTATTGAATACGTGGACAACGGGAGAATTACTTCTTGCCACGATCTTGCCTTCGTGGTCGCGAATGCAGTATTTCTCGATAGGCTTGGCCTTGGCCGCAGCCAAATACTTCTGTTTGATTTCAGTAAGCGTCATCTCTCATTTACTCCAATGCGTCGATCTCTGTCTGAGTAGCTCCGTTTTCCAAGCAAAGCTCTTTAAACATCTGGATCAATCCCAAGTTCGTGTAAACCTGTTCTTTCTCAGTGTCGGAAACCGTTTGCTGAGCAAGGAGCACAGCTTCTGTTTTTGCGACTGCTCCGATATTCGTGCGGGCAATAGTTTTCTCATTGTCAGAGAAGGATTGACTGGCTACACCAACACGTTTATCTAAAGCCTCACCAGTCGCCTTTGCATCAGCAAACCCGCCAGCCAGTTTTAAAGACGTGTCTGAAACAGGCTTGTTAGTCAGGTTGTTGTAGTTCGTTGTTCCCGCTGGCCCCGTCGGTCCGGCTGGCCCTTGGCTACCGGTATCACCCTTCAAACCCTGAGGCCCACGAATATTGACTGTACCTGGGTTACTGAGGTTTCCGTCATTCGTCCAGGAGAGGTCACCTTCAGCACTAACTGCTGGTGTAAACGTCACACCTCGGGGGCCTTGGCTACCCGTTGCGCCAACACTACCCGCGCTCCCGGTGTCGCCTTTACTACCTTTAGCGCCGAATAAAACCCAGTAACTTGTCTGGGAGCTCGGAATATAGTTGGCTGGCACGTCTTGGACGGCTAAGTAAACATTCCCGTCCGTGTACCTAACGAAGTCAAAAGCCAGGTAGGTGGCCGTTGATGTCCAGTCACCTTTATAGACTGGCCGAACTCGGCCTAAATTTAGAGTTGTCATTCTGTCACCGTAACTGTTAATTGCCCATTGCTGTTAATTGAGAAATCTGCTGAGGTATCCAGGCCCACGTAATCCAATTTGAGGTCTGCACCGTCTATCCTGAATTGACCAAAAGCGGTCGCCCACGGGCTACTACCCATAGGCCCTTGAGGCCCTGGACTACCGGCTGGGCCTGGGCTTCCTTGCAAACCTCGTTCACCCCTCTCGCCTTTTGGGCCGCGGATATTTACGGGAGCTGGGTTTGTAAGCCCTTTGTTGTTCGTCCAGGAGATTTCACCTTCCGCGCTAACTGATGGTGTGAATGTTGCGCCTGCACTGCCCTGAGGACCGACACTGCCTGAATCACCTTTCAAACCCTGGGGGCCGCTGATGGTCGTAATAATTCCGGACAACTCGCATGTGCTGGAACCAACATTCAAAACTCGAAAGATTTGGCCATTGGCATTCATCACGTGGTCGCCAACTTTAATTAGCGTGGCAGGCACGATTGCGGAGGTGTTGACAGTACCTCCGGCGGTAGCGGCCGCACAATAGCGATACGAGAAAGCGGCCTGTTTCGCCACTTCTGCGGCTTCTGTCGCTGTAGTAGCAGCGGCCTCAGAATCGAGCTTGAATTGCGCGGCGGCGGTTGCCGAATTGCTTGCAGACTTGGCGGCGTTCTCTGCCACTTCGGTAGAGGCGTCCAGATTATCCTGGGCGGCGCTGGCCACTGCGGCCGCGGCCTTAGCTGTTTCGGCGGCTTCTTGAGCTTGGGCGGCGTATTCGCCTGATTTCGTTGAGTTCGCTAAGAGGATTTCACCGTATTCGTCACCCTCCATTCCTGAAGATGCTGGAGCGACTGCGGCGCGGGAGAGTTTCTCTTTTAACTGCTGTATCTGCGCTTCAGTGCGGTCAAAGTTGACATTGATGTCATTCGGATTGAAATCCCCTTCGGCGTGTAAATCGAGCTCCTGTGTGTAGGCGACATCAGAAAGAATCGTGATTGATTCTCCGTCCGTGAGAAACTCGTCCAAAGTAATGTATCCGCCGATATTGGCCGTCTGGTCCTCGTCCCAGGTTACGGTGTAGTCCTCGCCTTCCTTGAGCGTTTTGTCCACGCCCGCCTTACTCGTGCGGATTACGAGCACATTGGAGGACGCAAAAATCTTGAAGTCGAAGTCAACTCGACTGATCCCCAGACCTGTTACAGGTCCTACCCTTCGCGGTACATCTGGCAGCATGAAAACACCTCATTGTTTAGAGACATTTTCATGTCAGCCAGATTGTTGATGCGCACACCTAAACTTACTTGAATAAACCGAAAGGATGCGGCCAAGGATCGGGATGTTTGGCCACTCGAGGAGCGCGGCGGATTCCTCTTTCGTTTCTCCAGAATCCTTGCCCCGTTCTCTTGCGCGTGTTCTTCTCCATGCGTTTTCTGTAGCCAGGGCTTAGAAACTCGCTCAATTGATTGAGCACCGTATGATCCAGAACGGCCTTAACGTACCAAATATTAATAAATGGCAAATTACTCTTTGCTAATCGCCAGGCTTTTGCTCCCCCATCTCCACCGATTTTGGTTGCATCCCAAGTCTCACTGGCAGAAAGAATTGTCCCAATTACAGGCCCCATGAAGTTGATGTAAGCAGAATGTCCATACTTTGAATCATCTGTAGCATTAACCAACAAGTCTCCGATAATACCTGCGCCCCCGCCTACTGTAAATGCAGAAATCCAGGTGTCAATAGCCGCTGGATCCTCTAAGTCCTTACCAGCAATAAGGGCCTTGATCTGATTCACACAATATCCCATGAGGGTAGTACCAATTATGAGTGTTGCTAGGTATTGGCTCTGGGCCGCCATGACCTGGCGCTTCGTTCCTCCCTGTTCTCGGATAAAGCGTCCTTTGTCTCTAAGTCTGTCAATGTGTGCACTGACCATTCCTAACGGGAAAGACTTAAACATCATGAAGGATTTGATAACTTCTCCCGTGGGATCACCTCTTTTATGGCCGCGGTTTGATGCGGTTCTCGTTGCTAGGTCCGGTTGTAACGAGGCAATTTGAGCTTCATTGGTGAGCACTGACATTAGTTTGCCAGCGGCAATATAAGCATCATTCCTCGTGGCTCCGATTTTTGCCAGATCTGCATCAGAGATTTCTTCAATGGCTCCACGTGTGAGCATTTCACATCCGCGATAGTTGCCCGTCTTGGCAAGCTGAAAGAGTTTGTAATCCTTCTCTGTAACGTCATACTTCTCAAGAATAAATCTGTCCCAGGCGTCCAGATTTCCCCAATCTTTATTACGGGTGATCTTACCTATGGCGCCCATCATGGTCATGGCATAAGCACGTCTCACGCCATTAGTCCATTGAGAAAGTAAGGACATGTACATAGTTGCGTTGGCAAGTTTCCCAGACCAGCGATAACCCACACTTTCAGAAGTCCATCGGCACAAACTATTAGCCAGGGTATCTCCGATAATTCCGGCCCTGGTAGCAAACTCTCTATCAGATTTTCCCCAGGTTGTAAGGATGTTTCTAAAGGCTGTTCCCCAGGGCAATTTGGTGTAGCCCGTTGCATGGAAGTAAGAAGGAATATCTGTTAGGGAAGTGATAAATGCTTGACCAAGTTTTCCCCAAACCTGCATGTTTCGTAAAGTTTGAGAAACCTCAGCAATACCTTCATGGTTAGGAATAATTGTTGATGTTTCTCCGTTTAAATTGGACCACATGTCTTTAACTGAAACAAAACCTGGGCCATACATATCCTTGTGCCCTTTGGTGCTTTTTGTGGCCCTTTTGAATTCAGCGGCTTCTTCCGCCGCTTCCTTGTATAAAGTATTGAAGGCCGTGTTTGGAGAAGGTCCCATTTGTTCAAGCAGAGCCGTATCACTAGCCATTGACCTCGCATGTCCCAACATTGTTCCGACAATAGAAGGGTTTCTAGCAAATATTTCGTGATACTGAAAGAATGATTCAGCGTCCTTGAAAAAGATTGCTCGGTGTTTGGCGTGTTTATCTGCAAAGCACCCGCTTCTGCTCCCCGCAACTCGTGATGCACCCGTTGCTGTTTTCCCGCCTGTAATGTTTTCGTACATGCTGCCGAGAACGTCCTTAATCTCTGCATCGTTTAACGGGATTCCTTCATCGTCCACGTATCGAGATTTATCAATTCGGTCAAACAAGAAATCCACCCAGACCGTCTTGTCATCGCCTTTATATTTGTCACGATACTTCTCATTCTTTTCTACTAATTTTTGTGCCTTTAAGACCTTGTAAGAATCGTGAGACTGAGGCATGTGCCAGTCATCACCAAGATCACCGACATCCCCACCTGCGTTGTTGAATCGTTGCCGCCATTCGTTTGATACTTCTCTCCACACTCTGGCGGCGTCCTTCGCGGACTTGTTGCCAGTGTCTTCTCCAAAACACTCTTTAACGAAGGCTAGCGCAGTATCTCTATCTTCCATAAGTCCGAGCCATTTACTTTGTATGGAGCTGATGGCCTTAACCATCTGGCCCTGATATTGCTCCTCCAGGCCAATCACATACCTATTCACATCCTCCAACACTCGGCCGACAGACTTAAAAGCCTTCTCACCGTTTCTGACATATTTTTCTCTGTTGTTTTCCAAAGCGGCCTGGGCAACAATTTGTTGTTGCGCTCTAATGCGTCTTTTTGCCGCCTTGTGTAAATAGTTTTGGGCAAGCCTCTCAGCCGCCTTTTGAGCTATCTGGTCACGTGTCCAGCCAGCGGCCTGAGCTTCTTTTGTACCTGCGACATATCTAAATTCACGGCGCATATCGGCAAGCCAGCGCTTAGATTCTTCCTCTCCGAACTCTCTTCCGAGGACGCGGCTAATTACGGATCTGCATTCCGGTTTCATTGGGTCCATTGTTCTTGCCATGATTAAAGTATCCCTTTGTTTTTAACCACACACATCATCGCCTCGCCTTGGGCGTGGGCGTCTTTCTCTGCTTGCTTCGCTTCCCTTTCGGCTTCATTCCAAAAGTCCGCTACAGTCATTTCTCGAGTTCCTCCGTTTTCATCCTCAAGGGAAATCTTCATGTCTGGATGGTCTCGAATGGCCGTCTCATACTGAGCCTCCAAGCTGAAATCGCGTCCGACTTCTGGCTGAGGTGAAAGCGTGGGCTCAATCCTTTCTCCAGTTAGATCGGCCACGACCCGTTTGATCGGTTCCCTTACTTCCTCTGGCAAAGCGTTCACTACTTGATTCATGACGTTTTGCTGTGTCTGCACTGCATCAGTTGTTCCCTGGGTTGCGTCTCTAACCTCTTGACTTTGCTCAATTCCATCTGTTAAATTGGTCTTGACACTAGTGTCAGTGCCTCGCGTAGTGAGCTCCCCGCCTTCGTGCGGGACGGAAGCTCGAGAGCTAAGGTTGGAAGGCGCGCGAGTAATTCCGGATGCTGGGGGTTCATACTCAGCATTCGGGGCCACAACTTCTCTCTTCTTCGATAACGGAGAACCTTTAGCTTTCCCATTCGCCCTTGCCTCAGGATTTTGGATATAGAAAGTAGCCAACGTCCTTTCTTCTCCGTCGGATTTGAACGGTCTATCAGCTAGAACAAGTTCCCTATTGTTAATAACAACTCGCCAAGTCCTGTTCTTCTCTCTTTCATTCCGTCTGGGGATCGGATCGTACTCTCTAACAATGGTAGGGATTTGTCTTAAATCCTCGTCCGTCACCCTAAGATTTTCGTTGCTTTCGTCTTTGGAGTGCTTAAGCCAGATTTTTACTAGGCCGAAGGGTGTATTTAATTCCGCAAATTGTTCCTGCGGTTTATTTGTCTTTCGATACCATCCCCTTCTAATCGTCATTCCCTGAACATCTTCGGGCTCGACTTTTGCGAGGATTTCTAAAGGATCGCCCTTGGCTTCCTCCCGGACCTTATGCATCGCCTCAACAATTCTTGCCTTTTCTTGTTCTACTCTGGCCTGATCCACTGCGTTTTCATTTACGGATACGCGCTCACCATCATCTATCTGAGCCTGAGCACGGTATTCGTTTTCAATGGATTGGTTCATGTCGCCAGCTTTTTCGCTAACGAGCTGATCCTTGTTGATAGTGTCGGCAACTTGTTTGGTGCGGGCGGCGTCAACTACTGCTTCATTTGGAGTTGGATAGCGGTTGGCAATGCGGCCTTGTAAATCTTTAAGAGCATCCTCCCTAGTTAGTGGACCACCAAGAAGGTCAAAAGAGCCCTGATCCGCGTTTCCAGATTCCCGCAGACTATCGAGGTGTTCTCCCAACACGTCCACTACATGCCGATTGGTCCGAGAATCTTTTGCGAAAAGTTCAACGATTGCATCAGCATAGGGATCTTCATCAAACTCTTTCTGTGCGGCAATGTCCTTGAGTTTGAATCCTTTCTTGTAGCCTTCCAAAATCCTTGAAGCGGCTCGGATAATAGAAGGAGTGATATCCAGCTTATTGCCTTCCAACTGCGCCACCTTCGGCGCCAATTCCATGAGCGTCTTTAAAACTAAACGTGCCTCAGGCTTATCCACCTCGGTGACCAGGTTAATAAGCGTGTCGTTCTTATAGGCTTTGGCAAAGATAGCTGCTTCAGCTCTATCCCTAGCCGTCTTATTCGCTTTTCCTGACTTACTGTCAATGAGCTCAGCCTGCTCTTCCGCTGGGAGCATTTTGATGAAATTGACAACCGTCTGATCTGTGATACGGCCGTCTTCATCAAACTCCAGCTTTTCAAGGTCAACTCTTTCCGCGTCGTTCTTCGCCCTTTCCCTCAAGGACATCCTGGAGACACCGCTTGTATTGGTCTTATCCGCCAAGTCCTTCGTCACATCTTTCGGATCGAGAACTCGAACAAGGATAGGCTTCTCCATACCGGCTATTACATCGCCATAAATACCTGTTCTCCTCCCATCTGCTGCCAGGTCAGCTTTGTATTTATCAGCGGTTCCCTGTGCGTAAGCATCTTGCAATCCGGCAATACGGCCATTCCCTGCGATAGCTCTAGGCCCTTGAATATTAGGGTCTGTATAGGCTGGATTCTTGTGCCCAGTAACATCGTTGGAAACTAAAACAGAATCCGCCTCAACCACTGCGTAATAAACTTTGTAGGATTTGTCTCCTGACGCAGCTGTGTCCTCAAAACCTCGTCTTAACGCAGGAATTTCGCCAGCGTATGTAATGACGGGAGCTCCTTCAGACAAGAATGGTGAGGTTCTCAGAAGGGTGTACTGAGGATTTGCAGAGATTGCCTTCATCTGCCGAACTGAGGCATTAGTGCTTCTGTCACGGTTCTGCAATGATTCAAGCGTTTCCGTGTTCAGCTCGATAGGGTCGGTCTTTTCTTCTGCTTTTTTGGCGGGCTTAAATTTAATCCTTCTGTTTTTATTGAAAAGGATCGCGCCCATGATGCCTCCGATACCTGCCGAGGCGGTTAATCCAGCAGCATCTAAAGGATCGTATTCTTTGGCAATGTCCGAATAATTGGCATTCTGCAGAATGTAATTAATGATTCCTTTTTCTCCAGAATCCATTACAGCATTAGCACCTGCGCCCCATGCAGCAGATGTCAATCGGGAGGGATTGAACTTTCCAGCAGGAGCCGCGCCAGGCAGTAATAATCCTCCAGCTGTCATCACACCTGAGGTGATACCGGCCTTAGTCGCAACTTCTGGCTTTACGCCTTTATCTCTGAGATTCCCTGCTTCGTTGACACCATAATCAACACCAGTAAGGATTGCGCCGCCAATCGGGTTAAGGCCAGAAATAACTGAATATCCGAGTTGCTTCAAACCCATTACACCAAACCCGTAAAGGATTTGACCCGCCATTCCCGTTGTTTCGGGTTTGGGCGTGTAGTCCTCCCTAACCACACTTCTGCGCTCTTTTGCTTTCGTTTCAAACTTCTGCGCGGCCTGCTCTTTAAGGTCCTGTGCCTTCATGATGTCATCGCTGGTGAGCGCGTCTTCAAGAGTGAACCCGCTTTCATCTTCGTTCGGTTCACTGCGCATGAACGAGCCCAAAAGATCCAGGCCAGCAGCTAAGGTTGAGTTTCCTGCGGCTGGGAGAATGTCCAAGGCGGCCTCTCCCATACCGCTAAAAAATCCTGCTTCTTTCTTCTGCTCGGGGATCTGAGTTCCGTCCAGGCCGAGCTGGTATCGGGATGTGCCGTATCCAATATTGTTAAAACTGTAAAGGCTCGACATGATTCTCACTCGTAATCGTTATCTTGGTCATCCTCTAAATTCGAGGTCTTAAGGGCCGCGTCCAGAATCACGTCAAGATCCTTGTTGGCGGCGTCAATGGCTTTGCCAAAGTCCAGAACGACAGGTGCTTGATTGGCGGAATAACGGACATAATCTGTCCCGTCTCTAATGAGGTACTTTCCATCGTCCACGCATTCAAGCTGGGCCTTCGGCAAGATTTCCGTGAGTTCTCCAAGGGTGGTCTTCCCGCCTCTAAACTGCACACTGGTTTTGTCGTTTGCGTTTTGTCTTGAGAAGACGGCTACAAGACTTCTCATGGACGCATTCGTATTTCTAGGCATGAAGACCCTAGCTCCGTTAAATTCTTCGTTTCTTCCGTAAACGTCCTCAACAATTTCCTCAATAGATTTCCTGTCGCTGTCCATTGTTTGTCTATAGGCGTAAATACCTCGGATCAATTCAACGGCCTGGCGGCCTGCTTCAGGCTGCCCAAACAAGCCTCTAATCTCTTTGCCAATCTTTTCATTAACTGCTGACTTGCTCGTATCTGGATCGGCCTCTTTATTGGTCAAGAAGGCGTTCCCTGCCAGGTACTCTTTCACATAGCCCTTATTGACAGCATTCGCGCTCGTGGCAAGTGCCAGAGCCGAGCTCAGTCTTGTTGGCCGTCCGTCTTTGGTGAATTGGTTAATCAGAGTTCTGGAAGCCGCTGCTCCTCCCTGTTCCTCAACAAGTCCTGAAATTGCCGAGATAATCGGAGCGGCCTGATCTGCATTCATCTTTTCCAACGTTTCATTTAATCTCGCGGCCTCCTCGTTTGTGAACAATTTCATTGCCTGAGGTTCAATAGCGAAACTTTGCTGGATAGATTGAAATTGGGATACACGATTAGAAACCTCATTTAGCGTCTTGGTCAATGGCTGATTAAAGTCTTCTATGGTCGTCAATCCATGGGCCGGGACATGATTGATTGCAAAAGACATCGGATCACTGTCTCGCTTTTTAATGACTGTCTGAGCCGCTTTATCCCATGTTGCCTTCTGCTCTATTCTGTTCGCGTACTCCGGATCATCCTTCTGAGGCATTAGCGACTTGCTGATGGAAGTAATCTCAGCTAGGGACATGCCAGGCATTTGATACATGTACGAATTTAGCTGAGCCTGCTTTGCAGCTTCCTGATGCATGCGTACTCCGTCATCCTGGCCATAAACACCAATGAAGTCAGAAATATCCGGAAGGGTGCTGATGTCTCCTTGGGTCAGCGCAAGAGAAAGAGCGTTGTCCACATTCTTTTTCAGCTCGATTCTCTGTTGTTTGAGATCTTGACCCATAGCTTGTTTGGCGTGCTGCATAATCCAGATTTTTTCCGGATCGTTCAGGGCGTCAAAGACTTCAATCCCTGTTTTCACCTTCGGGTTAAAAGCAAGGTCTGCTGCCGTCAGTCTTGGCGCCTGGTCTGTACCTTCGCTCAAGAGTTTGCCGTTATCATCGCGGCGCTCACCGTTCGGACCAATAAAGATGTTTTGGCCGTTCTCGACTACCCAGCGGCCGCCAATATTTCTCTTCCCGTCTGCATACTGACTTTCAACAGAGAATGTGTGGTGGTTCGGCTTCTTGAACGTGTCTGGAAAGTGACCATTCTCAGCTTGAGCCGCTCCAGCTTTCCAGGCGCCTCTGAGGTCATAATCGTAAACATCACGCTCATGGCCGATCTTCTTAGCCCAGGCCTGATACTGCGCCTCCTCTTCGTCTGTAAGTTTCGTGTTGTAGAAGTCGGAGAAGTCGTTAATGTCTTCTTTACCCAGAGCGCCCTGGATACCTGCAATAATCGTGCGCTCGGAGTACGGAACATCGCCGATCTCCTGCTTAATCATTGCGGTAACAACTTTCTTTAAGACTTCGGGGTCTTTCAGATTTAATCGCTCGTTGGACCCGTAACCCGTGGCGTGGCTTACGTTGTCCACGTATGAGCCCATTGTCAGTGAATCTGCCGCGGCAAACCGAGACAAAATACTTTCAATAGTATTGAGGCCATACTTATTGGCATAGGTCTGGATGACCTTCACGCCAGCGCGAATACCATCTTCAGGACGAGCAAAGATTGCATGACCTCTTTCATCCTGCCCAATGAGCCCCTTCCATTTGTTGCCGAATACTTTCACATTTAACGGATTACAGCCCTTGTAACCGGACGTATTGAGAACCTTGTCCGAGACTTTCGGCGGAGTTCCTATGCCCGCCTGAGCCGCTGATTGGCGCAACACGTTAGGATCCGTATTGCCGAATACCCTCGCAGTAGCTCCTGAAGTGAGGGCTACGGCGGTTGGTCCATTAAGTCTTCGCATAATCTGCACAAGCTGCAGGGCAGAACGCTGGAATAACATCTGGTAAGTTCTGCGTCCGACATCAGCAGACATCTGCTTTGATCCGTCAACTTGAAAATGTCTAAAGGTGCCAAGAGGATCGGCCATAGAAGCATTGCTGTAGGCACCTGCATAGGCCAGAGACTTATAGGCGTTCTTCTGACGTTTCAGTGTTTCCTCGTCCCATCCTTCCATCCTGCCTTGGTAGTCGATCTCGTTCATCAGGCTGGCCATTGTTCTCTGACCGTCTGGAGTAAAACCGCCTAAAGCAAACTCTTCTACGAGGTTGTCAGCATGGTCTTTAGAGGTCTGGGCGCGCCAGCGGATGTTCTGTTCGTTGCGATAGACAACTGTCTTCTGTCTTACAGAGTTGAGGCGCTGAAGGGCATTCGACTTAAAAGCCTCCTTCACATCAGGATCATCAATCTGGCTTAGGTGCTTGTCGTAAATAGACTGAAGGTCGGTTTGCGCCTGATCCCAGCCTGTCACGGCGTTCTTGCCGCGCTGTGCAAAGTATCCTTTCTCAGGGTCGTACAGCGTTGTTTGCACCTCTTTGTTGTAGGCGTCAAGCTGTTCATCGGCCTGGGCTTTCACAACAGTGTCATGGTGATAGGCCTCAATCTTGATAGTGCTGTCTGCAAGCTGGCTCCAGGGCTGGAGCGCTCGGTTCATGACGCTTTCATAGTCGAAACTCGGGCGGACGTTATCAACGGGAGCGCCGAAACCTCTTCCGCTTTCGACTACTCCAGGCACGTTATTTTCGTATTTAGGGACGATAGGCATTTTTTATCCTCTGTAGTTCAGAGAGAAGATGTTTTTAGTTGTCGGATAGAGCTGTGTCGTTTTGACTGTCTGGCCTAAAAGGAGATTGGGTTGTGCTCCTGAAATAGCATCAATCCTCGTTACGCCTGGCTGGGCGCCTGATATGGCGTCAATCTTGATTCCAGGGTCTGCTCCGGAGATTGCATCAATGTGGATTGGCTCCTCAGCCTTCGGCTTTTCGGCCGATTCGGATGCTTTGGCCATATCCATCAATTTGCCGTAAGCAAATGCCATTCCCATATTCCCAGCGCCCACCAGAAGAGAATCCGTAAAGGCTCGGGAGGCGCTCTTCTTATTGGCTAGGCTCATGAGCGCTTGGTTACGGTAGTCCGTCTCTTTTGCACGGTAGCCCCACGCCTCAGATTTCGCATTAGATTCCAGGCGGTTGAGATTGACCTTCTTCACAATGTCCGTGCTGGCCAATTGCTCGGCGGCTGATCCGACACCGATAGCAACTCCGTTCGCGGCTAAAGCGACTTTCTGCCGTGCTTTAACCTGAGCGGCCTGCATTGTCTCTCGCTGGTATTCGCCTTCAGCGGCGAACAATCTCTGCTGATAATGCAAGTTCATCGTGTCCGCGTTGATCTTTGCAATATCGGCTTGTGCTTGTGCAATAGCGTTGTTGTACCGCGTGACACTCTTAGCTCCGAAGGCATTAAACAGTGTGGAAACACCTGTAGAAATAAGGCCTAATGTGCCAAAAGAGAAACTAGATTCGGCCATAAAAAATCCTCCAACTCAGCATAGATATTGGAGGATTTCACGGGGTTGATGCGCACTACACCACGTCACAAGTCACGGTGATACTTGAGATCTTGAGCGGTAGCGGGGCGCTCTGGCGGATACAGACTTGCCCGTCATCCGTCCAGCTTGCGGCGATATTCACCTCAAACTCTCCATTCCTCTTCTTCGGCGGTGTGCCTGGAGTTTCTCTTCCTCTCGTTGGTTGCTGATAGAGGTCGTCGAAACTCGATCCAGCCAGAATGCTCGCTGAATCAATCATTCTCACTGCAACCCCGCTGATGTTCTTCCTGTGGTTACTGCCAAAAGAGAGGTCTTGGCGCTGTAATGCAAGAGGTAATGTCTGAATATCTGAGTTATACGGAAGACCAACATGAACCTTGGACGCCGCTCTTCTTAGCGTGATCTTGCCGTTCTGCACAACTTGATCCGGCACACAATAGCCGTCGGCCAGGATAGAAACCTTCATTCCATTCAGCCAGCTAATGCCAGATATTTCGGTCTTAGCTGGGCCTGAGTAGGTGCCTGCACAATCCATGAAGAGATAATCTTCATCCTTGTCAATGATGTACTCATTCATGCGCTCAACAAACCTTACGGTGTTCTCTCCGATCTTGCGCTTGGTCACGACATAAAGAATGTCCTCATTGCTCTCCGGCACTACTGCGCAGGATTCAAAGTCTCCCTGGGTTTCGTGCTGAGCGAATGCGCCCACCTGTTGTTCTGGAACATAGGTAAATGAGATTAGTTTGCCTATGTCGTTCACACACCAGAAAATGGAATAAGGAGCCTTGGCGTATGCAATATCAACTACTTCGTGATGATCGAAGAGGTGGGCCGCTCTCAAACACACATCGGACGTAATGTAGCCGCCTGCCTGATAGCTGTAGCCGAGTTCTCTCAGGTGGCCGCCTCGTGCTGAGGCAAAGATCATCGTGTTGTTGATAAGGACCGGTTTGGTCTGACTGGACCCTACGTATGACTGCGGTCTCACGCTCATAGATTCAGGCGTGATCGCGTCAGAGTTTACAGGGCTCACTCTCCATTCCCCGCTGGCGGTAAGCATCAGCAGTTGGGAAAGTGGCACGATATGGCGGATTCGGTTTGAATCCTGGCTCGCTACCCTAACCTTTATGCGGTCGGAGGGTTGGGACGGGAGGGAGTAGCCCATATCTGTTTCAGTGCCCGTCTTCGTTGCCCAAATATATTGGGGACGCATACGACTGCCAGCGAACCAGCGCCTCTGCTCGAAGTAAGAAACACATCCTGGGTAGTCGCCAGCATTCGCAACAGTCAGAGAGATTTGAGCGCCTGAGCCATAGTTTGAAATAAGAGTGGCGGTCGGTTTTGTGTATCCGGCCCCAGCGTTCTTAATAACTACATTCGTGAGTTTTCCACCTGAAAATACAGGTTGAAGAACGGCGCCACTTCCTGTTGTATCAGTTACGTTAATAGAGGTTTGCAAGAAACCCGCGGATGTTACTGATGCCTGGAAAGAACCAGAATATCTGTAAAACTCAAAGACCCCGTTAATGTCTGACTTGTACTGTCCTGAATATGCAGGATAAGAATCAGTCCATGTCGGCCAGCCTGTAATGCTGATCTTTATAATGGGCCGCTTGTATCCGCTTCCAGCCTGAGTAATGGTAAGACCTTTTAGCGGCCTGATTCCGATAATGCGGGGATATGGGTTGTACTTGTCAGGCGGCGTAATGTCGAACCAGTCTGCCATGGTTGCTTTGACCGGACTTATAACCGCTCCAACTCCTGAGCCTTCAGCATCATGGACGGTAATCGAGAACGAAAAATAATCCATGAAGTCTGTAGGTAGAAAACCAACTGGCCATTCATATTTATCATGGGAGCTCATTAAATTCCATTTCTTATTGAAATAGGCCGCAAGCATCGGAGCATCTTTAAATTGGTGGCCAAAGCCATGCCCTTCGCCTTTGATAGCCCAGGTCTCGCTCTCGATTAGTTGAACTCCTATGATCTCCCCGTTCGGACCTGTGTATCCAGAACCTTGAGCGGTAACAGTTGCACCCGTAATGCCGCCGCTTGTGAGGAATACATCATCATAGATTGGCGGCGTAATTGAGCTGTCAGGCGCGATATTGTCATCATCAATGCTGTTTGTGCGGGTCTCGCCTATGTACCCATATATGCCTCCTTTATCCCTGTAAACACGGTAATGGTCGGCCCCCGCTACAGTGTTCCAGGTGATCGTGTTGTACGCACCATCCCCGTAAGGGTTGCACACAACTGAGGCGGCCTGGCTCGCTTTCGATTCCTCTGAGTTGTCCAAGTTGCAAGAGGTCACTACATATTTGCGGACATATCCGTCTTTGTATGTCGCAGACTGCAAGATGTGCTGTGTGGCCGTCACACCTGTAGGCGGAGTAAGTGAAGTGTTGAAAGTGATGTCCACAAGTCGCCAGTCCAGCGCGCCATAACGCCTCAACTCTCTCGGAGGATGGGAGCAGTGCACCAACGTGATGATGTCCACGCTCTGAGCATAGTCAATATCAAAGAGTTCGGATTCGTCATAGTCCGTGGTCACTTCATACGGGACATTGCCGTTCATCAGCGTTGAGCCGTTCGTGTGAAATCTCACGTAATGATGACCAAACTCTAAGATCATCGTTTGTGTCGCGGAAAAGGTGAACGGGATCAGGCGGCATTTTCTGTCCGGATATTTGGTCTCTCGCACCATGGAAAATCCAGGGCGGCGGACTACAGGGCCTTGTGGCTCAACAATCATATTGCGGCACTTGGCCAGGCCTGCCGAGTAGGACGGATCCGTGATTCTGGAGTACATCGAAGGAGAAATCTCACCTCCTCCGATACTCTGTTTATAGATTTTCAGTGACATTTAGATACTCCGTGCAGCTAGGTGAGGCGCCAAATATTCGTGTTTGACCCTGATAGAGTTTCGAGAATCCTGATACTTCGCAGTCTCCAGTGCTTGAGCGGCCATTTGGATCATCTGCTGCGCCATAGAAGTTTTCATCAGTGGGCCTGCCAGATAACTAGCAAGCTGGAGAACAAGGGCCTGAATGAAATACTGCGGCATGATTGACACGTTCTGGACGCTGGCCACGTATCGAAGCATGGGAGCGGGAGAATCGGTTAGGAGAATAAATGAGCCTGTTTCCGATAATGTCTCAATCTCAAAGTCAATTCCGGCCTCGTCCACCTGAGAACTTTTTTCATAGACCTTGACCGTGCGTAAGTAATCGGAGGGAACCTGATAGCCGTGGGCCCACTGATAGAGGTCGGCGTCATATTTCTTGTATTCAGGCAGTCTCACTCGCCTGATCGCAAAAGCCCAGTTATGGGCCTCCAGCAAATATCTCAGTGCTTGCGGATAGTATTCAGCACAAGCCTCAGACATGGGATTGCCTTCGGGTGGTTTGATCCTCGTGATCGTCCCTTTCTCGCCCAGATAGCTGAGCGCGGCATTGCAAATTGACACTTCATTCATATTAAAAAAGGGAGGTTTTTAAGCCTCCCTCCTCTCTTTTAACAACTACTGAAAACTGCAACAAGAATTAACTAACTAGAACTTGCCGCTGTTTCGGCGGGGAATTCAACTCCCTGCGTGCGGAGCGGGGAACCCAGCTGAACGTCATTGCCAATAAAGGCGGTGATAGTTCCGGCGGTAACTGAAGTCGGCGTGGAAACCAACTTCAGGTAACGCTTATGAATCGGCGGCAGAGCAATAAGCAAGGGCTGTTTCAGGTCTGTGGCCGTGAGCGCCTTTGTGGTCATGACATCCGTGTACGTGGATTTGTCCGCGGATTCCTGAAGCTTGAATGTGATGGAAGTTCCGGCAATCGCTGTCGGTGTCAAAATGCAGAGCACCATTCCATGAGCATTCAAGTAAGGAGAGGTCTGATCTGAAACAAAATCGAGCACATTAGACGTGATCGCGGTTTTGGCCTCTGCCTTTTCACAAAACATCATCTTTTGGTCAATGATCATTTTTATCCCCTTGATTAAGAAATAGTGATCTTGGATTCAGTGGACGGCAAAACGTCGGTGCCGTACTGATAGATCGGGATGCCGCCAAAGGAGAGCATTGATTCACGCTGACCAAAAGTCTTGTACTCAAGTGTGTACTTGGTCTTTTCAAGTAACTGGAGGTCATAGATTAAGCCCACCTGATCAGTACAGTAAATACCGACATTGGAGAAGTCGGAGGTCTTCAAGCGGTGACGTGCCTCAATAAACTTCTTGAGCAGGTCTGTTGCGCCCTTGTCAGTCGTGAATTTGGTCGGATCAACGTTAGCAATACGCACAATCTTTTCAGGATTGCCAGCGAAAACGCCCAGGTCATATCCGAATTCAGTGACATATGCGGGATACATTTTGCCTTTCGCGTCAGGAACATAGACGGGCTCTTTGATCGCTTCCATGGATACGCCAGCGGCTCCGCCATACTGCGGGAAGAAACACGTCATCTCCTCCGGATCCCAATTGACGAAATAAATGGATGTCAGATTTGAACCAGTGCCGCCACCGTCAATGATGGAATCCTTCCAAACACCATTATCACGATCAGGAAGAACGATATTTGCCAAACCCATGCAATCACGCGGGTCTGTTGCAGGGTCGCCCTGGAATACTCGTTTAACCATGCCTCGGGTTAAGCCGCGGATGAACATCTGATCGGTTCGCATGCGGTATGCGTTGCGTTCTTTATCCGGCATTTTTTCAAGCATGAGCTTGGCGATAACCGAGCGGTCACGAGCCACACAGGACGGATAACGAACTGCACGGCCTGCGGCATTAGAGGCGCTCCAGCCTTCGTTGATTCCGACAAGCTGACCTTCAGGATACTTTTCTCCGATAAGGCCTTTCTTGCCCTGGCCATCATTACCACGCACCATAGTGGCACGATCGAAGAACGGCTGATAATCCCGAATGGTCTGAATCATCATGTTGATCTGAGTGTTGCCTTCGGGTACGAGAGCCTGCCATTCAGCAAGCGTAACAGGGGTCATTCCAGTGAATGCGTCTGCCATTTTTAACTCCTTTATTTACCGTAAATATCGTCTGGAGTGAGAGTTCTGTTAGAAGTGCCTCTAACTGTCTTGTCCTCTCGCATGCTGTCGCCAAAATGTTTGAGGATTTTGATCAGGCCCGGATGATTACCGGCAAAGGTCGCCAGTTCGTAAACATCCGGATCAGTAAACTCTCCTTCGGGTGTCTGAAACTCTCTCAGGGCTCGCTGAGCTGAAAAGATTGTGTTCTTCCAGTTGTCGCCGCCGATCACTGCGTCATGGAGCGATTTATCTTTCCATGTCGCATTGGTCTGTTTCAGCACTTCAATCTGTCGCTCTGCCAATTTCGGCGCCAGCTTGTCAATGACTTCTTGGGCCTTGGCTTGAGGCAAATTCAGAGACTTAGCGACTTCTGAAAAAGTTTTGACGACTTCTGCGTCTAAGGTTGTACCTTCAGGCGCTTTGAAGTCCTCATACTTCTCCGGAGCTCCGCCAGTCCCGTCCGCCTTCTCTTCCTTCTTCTCTCCTTTGTTCTCTTCGGTCTTTCCTTCCTCCTGAGACTGCTGTCCCTCTTGAGGAGGAGTTGCCTTGGAGATTTCATCAATCAGCGTGGATTCTCCCTGCTGACCCTGAGAATCAGGATTAGGCGTGCCGTTGGTTGTAGCCTCGCTTGTCTGATTTTCGGCTGCTGTACCTTCGCTCATTTCGTTTCCTTAGGTCTCAATTCGCCAATCTTTTCAGGGGCGTACTTGAGAACGTTGTTAAAAACCTGTTGTGCAAATTCCCGTTTCCCTTCCTTGCGAGCCATGTTCAAAGCATTCGTATCGAATGCCGAGGAGAAGAAACCGCTGTCATCAAAAATTCGTTTCAGCACTGTCATTCCGTCTCTTGTGTTCAGGACATTGATCAGAGCCTCTTGGAAGTCAGCTTCCTTTCGGAATGCCTCGAGATTCTTTTCTTCGTCCTTTTCTCGCTGGGAGTTGTCGAACGGGTCTCTAGTAACTTTGCTCATTGTCAATCCTCGTGATTTCTCGATGCGCACACCCTATTGCATTCCCTCGGCCGCCATGTCTTGCATACCCTGGACAGCTTGGCCAGCCAGTGTTTCCGGGCCCGCTGGCACTTTTCCGAGCTTGGATAGCATGTCAGCGCTCTGAGCTATTTGCTGTTGCTGCTGAGCCTGCTGTTGTTGCTGTGCTCTCTGCTGGCGGATTGCGGCCACCTCGTCAGAAGAACGGAGGATTTCCGGAGAAACACCGCGCTTGTCGGAAACAATCCGGGCGTACTTGTCCAGATCGAAGTTGTCGAGGAAGTCGGGCTGATACTGAGCAATTTGGAGCGCTTCCTGGATGGCCTGTTGATCTGTCCTGGATTGAACTTCTTTCTGGCTACGGCTCAGGATTGATGTGTACTCGACATTTAAATCCGTGCCCTGAATCTCTTCCGGAGCAGGCGGGATCATGCCTTCTTCGTTCAGGATGTCAAACGTGCGATCAATGAGCGGACGTAAAACTTCGTTATTGAATCTGGAGAGAACGGGGCCGAGCATCAGCAGCTTCTCTTCGTGCAACTCGGCCACGGCAGTGGCCGTCATCTGATTGAGGGCAGACTGGTTACTGAGCATGAGGAACATGTCCACATTGAATCCAGCGCGGATTCTGTTTTGTACCTCCAAAGTGTCCTGCCTCAGGTCGTTGAGGTTAATGGCTACATTCCATAACTGCTCAGCGGGCTTCCTGCCAGTGGCTCCGTTAATGAATGATTGACCGCCCGGATCCATATCTATGTCTGAATCCTTGGCTTCGGACGGCAGACCAATAGGCGGATTCACCATGTAATCAATGGCGTTCCCTTTTTGTTTCTGCTCGTGCTGGAGCTGTTTCACATCCCCCAGAACGACCATGCCAGGAGATTCACAACTGTAGGTTTCCGTGCTGATCGCTCCCCAGCGTCCGACCACGGCAGGAAACATTCGGTATCCCGATTCTCGGAGAATCGGCTTCTGATCGTCTCCTGCATCCTTCAGCAGATAGACGGATCGCCACGGCATGTCCTTATTGGACTTTGAGCGTGTATCGCGTTTTTCTCTCGGCTCGATTGCATGAATGATCGTATAGAGCTTGTCCTTCTGGCCGCCCTTGTACGTTTGGTAGAGAGAATATGGCAAAGCGTCCTCACCAAACTTCTGAACGATCTGCCTCAGCGATAACGAAAACTCGCGGTAGATAGTATCCGGAGTTCCTTTGCTGTCGCACGATATGCAGTATTCGCCAGCAGTCAGCGGAATACAGTTAAACCCTTTCTCCTCATCCTCTTCAATGATGATAGCCAGAATGCCAAATAAACCAGCCTCAAGCCACGCATGATGCAGGGCCTGATAGAGATTGGTCTTGGCGTATGTCATGTAGAGGATCTGCGAGACATCCGAGAGCCAGCGGCGAACTTGGACGGATTCATCTAAGTCAGGGCTTCCAGTCGTGAGGAAAAACCACTGCTGGCTCGGGTCTGTCATGCCGGACATTAAGCCCTTGGCCAAAATATCCGATGCCCTGAGCGCGGTGTTGTCATAGATGTTATTCCAACGGGTTTTTGCCTCATTCTGTGTTGTCGGATTGAGGAATTTCCCGTTAGCGGGTCGCAGGAATTTTGAAATCTCTATCCACTGGTGCAGATAGGGATCGCGCTCCATTACAAGGCTATTCCAGCGCCGCAAAATTTCCTGGCGGACTTCTTTCATGTCATCACCCTAAAGCTGATTTCTTGCCCAGCGTCATGTCGTTCTGGTCCACACCACCAGCTCCAGTCAGCATGGTTTGGCCTCCAGACAACAGATCATTGGTGTTGTCGCCGAGGATCTTGCTAATGTCTGCCGTCTTCTGGTTCTGCATACGCATTTGCTCACGCTGTTGCTCAGCTTGTTTCTCCGCGTTGCGTTTGGCTTCTTCCGTGGCGTCCTTCTGAGCGCTGGCCTGGCGTCGAGCGGATCGGCTCTGTGTGTGAGAATTCAGTGCAGCAGACCCGGCCATGAGAAGGCCATAGCCCAGCATTTCCATACCCATGATTAATCCTCCAAAGACTTGTAGTAAGTAACGTCCGAGCGCTGGAATAACCTGTCAAAGAGTTGCTCCGTTCTGGATCCAGCGGGGGCTGAAAATCGAATACCTGATGCGCCAAACTCCCGAGCCATTTTTATTGCGTGTCTCAGGAATTGCAGGCCGTGGCCTCGGTGCTCTGGCTCTAAAAACAAGGTGTCCACGTTGGCCACGTCTTTAGAGTTGTGCAAGGAAGGACACATGACGATTGCCATAAGTCCGACTAGCTGGCCCTCGCTCACTGCTCTGGCGCAAAGAAGCAAGCCGTTCTGTGCAAGGAACGAGTATTTATCCTTGTCCACAATGCCCTTCAAGTCGAGGTGGCCCGCCTCCTGGCGGTAGTGCAGGCACACCTCTTCATACCGAGGGTCATTGAATAGGTCGCTGAGCGTACATGTTTCGATTTTCATCATGTCCCGATTTTCGAGCCTGCCACGAGACTGATGCGCACACCCTCTATGCGTATGGATCGCGGATTCCTTTATGCCGGTTAACCCGCTGGTGTCTCCAGCCGTCATCCTCTATGTACTCTTGGATGGGAATAGCGAAACAGAGTGCCAGTGCGTCTGCTGTGTCTGGAGAGTTCATGCCGCGCCTCTTCATGCTGTCCTTGGATTCCAGGAGTAACCGGCCCTTTTGATCGATCAGCTTCTCTGGTATGCAAAGGTCCTCTGCCAGCTCCTCAGACTTTGGGATCACTCCGTCATCGCGGATAAAGTCTCTCATCTTGTCCCACATCTCAGCTCGCTTATTAGCCCAGCGCTCGGGATTGGTTGATTGGCTGGCGGATATGACTTTGTTGAGGTGCTGCACCTTGTCTTTCAACCAATCGTAAGGGCTGGCTCCCACGCCCGTATAGTCAAGGTTGATGTACACCCTTGGGATTCCCTTGGCTTTGAGCTCGTTTGCATACATGAGCAGCTGCATTCCGAGCTGAGGACCGTCCAGGCCACGGAAGACTTTAAGCGGCATTGTGCAGTCACGGCCGATCTTAGTTGCTATGGCCGAGCGGTCATCACCTTCTCTGGCCACGTCCACGCCGAGGATTGCAACTGTTCTGGAGTAGTTGATCTGACCCACGTCACGATTCATAGCCGCGTCCACGTCCTCACGGTTAATGAATTGCTTAGCTGAGGCGCTGGGGAATACGCCTCTCACGCGGACCTTCACGAAGTCGCTGTCCTCTCCGTAATCGTCCACGTACTCTTGCAACTGCTCCTTGTTCGTGATCTTCACTGTGCGGCTGTCAATGTTGTACGTGATCCAGCGGTGGCGGCTCTTGTGGAAAGCGTCAAAGAATGGGCCGTCTGGGCGCGTAGGGTTTCCGAAAATGCACCAGATAATCTGCGTGTCTTTATCGGTGAGCGCGCCTTTCGTGACTTCGTAAATCTTTTGAGCGATAACTGATGCTTCATCGAATAAAACAAGGATCCGCTTGCCCTGATTATGGAGACCTTGGAATGCATCGGTGTTGTTCTCGTTCCACGGGATTGCGTCAATGCGCCAGGTGTATTTGTGTCCTGGCTGAGTTGAAAAGATGGATTCCGCGGCAACCTCAAACCAGTCACGGAAAAGGCAAAGATGGTGCCATTTATGCAACTCACTCCAGGTTTTTGTAATGAGCTGGTTCTTGGTTTCGGCTGTTACCACCCCTTTCATATCGGGATAGGTGCAGATAGCCCACAACATGATCCAGGCCACAAAAGCGGTCTTCCCGATACCGTGCCCGCTGGCTACAGCTATCTGGATAGCTTTATGTCTCGTTTCCCCGTTCTTGAGCCGGTCGCGGATGTCACACAAGATTTTCTGCTGCCACACGTCCGGGCCTTCATAATTTGCTAGCTCCCCGTGTCCCCATCTAAAGCATTTTTGGACGAAAAGGAGCGGATCATTCGTGCAAGCTATCGCCAGGCGCCTCAAGCCCATTTCAAACTCAGCCGCTTCCTTATTCATCTTTCATGTCCTTCAAAACATCATTCAGCCAGGAGGAGCGGTCTGTAACGTTCACATCAATCTGGCGCTTTTCTACAAACTTTCCGCGGATTTTGGCAATAATCGTTAATGCCCCGTTGGCTCCCTTACTGTCGAAACAGAAAACACCGTTTCCGTTTTCGTCTTCTTTCGGGGATCCGTCCATGTTGTAAACCCGTTTAGGTTCCATGCACATATCCAGAATCCGAATAGCCCGCTTGATCTCGAAGTCTTCCTCCAGCTCCAGGCGGTCGCTCAATTTCTTCTGGCGCTCGGCTATCGCGCGGGAAATACGAACATTTCTCAACAATCTCGTGCCTGCGGTGCAAGCAACTTTTTCATCTTTAGCCTTGTAGCCTGCCTTTAAATAAGCCTGAGTAGCATTGCCTCCGTTCTTCAAGTATTCGGATACAAACAGGGCTTGCTTCTGCGTCAGGCCGTCAATAATTGAATCTGTTTTAGCCATACAACCCCCCTATTCTGTTATTAGTTTGAAGTGGTTCCGGTGACGGATGCGCACTGCTTCATTTGAACTTAGTTGGAATAACTGCACGTCGTTTGCCTGAGAAAATGTCCCTAAGAGTGCGTATTGGAATGTCCATCTTCTGTGAGATTTCACGCAAAGAAAGGCCCGCTAAACGAAGATCAAAGCAATGGATAAGATCCTGATCTGAATACTTCGCCTTTGGGCTGGACACTCCGACACGTACTGATGCGTCAGAGAGAAGGACCGTGGACGGGTCAAGACCGAGCTCGGAAAAACTCTGGATATTGGCTCTTAACTCGATCAATCGTTCTCGATATGCGCAGATTTCGTTGTACCGCTGTTTCTCCTTCTCTAAGTCCGACAGATTCGATAAGTCGGTTTTGGGCTTCGATTGGGAGCAGAGAGTGGTATCGATATGCCCGAACAAGTCCCCTTGGTTTTTGAGTTGTGTCATTCATCATTTCCCTCCGGTAGCGGCTACTTCCTCACGGATCAGCCTGAATAATTCCTCTATGGGTAAAATGGCCAGCCATTCTTTACGGTCTGCTCGGCAAACAACAATGGGGCGTTCTCCCGGATCACATCCGTTGCTGGCCTGATCCATCCATTCATAGATGTTTCCGATTGCGGCCCGCCTTTTGACTTCAATCGAGTAGGGATTGAGCTTGATGTCGGCTCCTCCGTCCCTCGTCTGGGAGAGGTTGCGGTGTACCTGTATGCCCAGGTTTTGGAAAATGAGTTCGCAGACTTCTCGCTCTCCAGCCGCTCCTTTAGTTCTCTGGCTTTTTCCCATCTTCTTTCTCCATTTCGTCAATCAGGTCACTAAGGTGGAGCAGTATGAGCATCTCCCTGAGTGCTTCTTTAATCCTCTCAAGGGTCAGGCAGATAAAGATGATTCCTAACGCCAGAAACAGTTGCCCGATTGATAGAACTACCAGGCTTAATTGAGTTGAGGTCATACCTTCTCCTTAGTCGTTGTTCTTTTTCAGAAAGTCGATTTCAGCCTTGAGATTTTCGATTTCTTCCTCAGCGTCATACAGCCGACACCTTGTGCAGTTATGCTCAATCTCCAGATCATTAACAAGCAAGCAGGCTATAACTGCAAATGAAAAGGCGATGATGTTTGAAATTAAAATTGCGATTTCGAAGTTTTCCATTTGTTTTCCCCGTTGGTTGAATGTTGTTTAAACAGCCGTCTAGCGTCTCTGAGCGATTAACTCAGCGTGGACGCGGTATCTATCGAATTGAGAGAAAAACGCTCTCCTGCGTTCAATACGCTCGTCTGTGTCACGTTCAAAAACGGAACACCTTGTGAACGAGATCGGGTAGCACTCGATGCCCGCCCCCTTCTCAGGTTGATGGCAGAAGATGTTCATGTCACCGAAACTGGACTTAGGCGGCCTGTGGTGCTTTCCTTCTCGGTCGATCCAGTAGCTTTCAGCAAACTTGCAGTACAGACAACAACCGGTCATGATCAATCCTTATTCTGTAGCCGCAAAATAAATGCGATTAACAAGGACGCCACGCAGCACATAGAAAGATAAGCAACGTCCTCAAGATCAAAATTCATGTCTTTTCTCCCGTCTGATTTCAAACGCAGCTCTCACCAGTAGCCCAAACAGCACCAGATTGACGAAGACCACCGGCGCCAAAATGATCATCAGCAGGGTCCATACAGAATCAGACATAACCACCTCAATCGAAAAGATCAGCAGTTGCGGGTTTTCTCATTGACGATCCGGCAAAAAGCATGGGCACGCATTTAGAACGCACCCTGTCGTACAAACGATCTCCGAGAAGTTCCTCAAGTGCTTTGGGTCCGAGATTGCTGAGAAGGATCGTTGGCTTGTTTGAAGTCACACGGTTGTCAAGAATGGAGAAGAGAATCCTCTTTTCAGCCTCGGAGCCCTTTTGAACTCCGACTTCATCAATCACCAAAAGCTGAATCGAAGAAAAGAACTTCAGCATTTCCTCTTCGTTCGTTGTTGCCCCTTGTTGATAGGTGTTGCGGACGGCTGAGAAAATCTCTGTGACTTTGTAGTACCTGGGATAAAAGCATGCGTACTTGTCAATGAGCTCCAGCATGATTGCGCAGGCAAGATGTGTTTTACCTGTGCCGCACCCGCCGAGGAATAACAGACCGTACCCGCCAGTCTTGGCCTTTTCCCAGCCATTAACAAACCTCTTCGCCATAGCTAAAGCGTTTCTCTGGCTTTCAGTTTCGGTAATGAAAGTTGAGAAATCCTTGTTCTGGTATTCGAGTGGCATACGGGTTTCTTTAATTCTCGCCAGGCGGTTTTTAGCCTCTTCCTGCTTCCTGGCCTTCTCTTCCTCAATAGCCCTTTGAGCTTTGTTGAGTTTGAAACACTCAGGACATTCGCTTACTTCCTTGAGCTGGCCGCCTAACCAGACTTCATTTGCAAGATATTCTCCGTGCAATGGGCAATTTGTTTTAACTTGCCGTATTTCCAATTTTCCGAGGATGGTATTAACGGCTTTGAGATTTTTGGTTTCAGTGTTGTTCATAGTTTTAAATTCCCGTGTTCATCAAATTCGCATTGGTCTCTGTAGTAGTCGTCTGTAAATCCGCCAGGCGGCTCATAAGAGAATTGGTTTTGTTTTGAGGCGGCCTGTTTAGCCTTCTGTTCTTTTTCTTTCTGGTAACCGACTTCTCTTAGGCACCAGGTTGTAAAACCCGCTTTCCAATTTTTGTAGGGCCTTCCATTTGCTTGGCACCAGAGAACCATTTTTTTGAAAAGCTCCTGCGGATTCTGGATGTTGTTTGCCTGAGCGATTTTTAAAAACTCGTCTGGGATCGGATCGTTTTCCGAATATGGATAAGGGCCCTTCTTTTCTTTTTTAGCCGCTGTCTGTTTTTTGGAGACTTTCTTTTCTGTAGGCGTTAAAGAAAAGTTTTGCTCCTCTCTCTCTTTAGAGAGAGTAATAGTTTCATTTACTTGTTCATTTACTGGTTCGTGTCCCATATTTGGGACTACCACACGTCCCATATTTGGGACTACGGGAAGTCCGTTTTTGGGACTAGTCCCACATTTGGTACTACCGTTTTTGGTACTACCGTTTTTGGGACTATCAGTACTGGCGGAAAGATTCAGGACGTAATTATTTGAGGAGTTGAGGACAACTCTTTCTCTGCGGATAAATCCTTTTTCTTCTAAGTAAGTAATAGCCTTGTAAACAGTTTTTCTATTTAACTCGGTCTCTTTGGCTATCGTGTCTGTGCTGGGGTTGCACAGACCCGTCTTTTCGTTTCGGAAATCAGCCAGGCAGCGCAGTACGCTTTTTGCGGCCGAATTGCCTACAAAGAGTTTTCTCACTGCGTCTGAATCTTGCCAGGACATGATTCACCTACTCATTCAGCATTCGGCGCAAAAGGTTGTTGCGCATTTTGTTCCATGAGTTATTCGGCCTCAGGTCCTCAATCGTGACCTCACCTTTTGTTAGCTCTTCAATGAGGATGCACTTCTCGATCGAGCCAGTCCGTTTGCCAGCGGCCAGCATGCTCACAAACTCAGGCGTAACGCCGAGCTGTTGCGCCAACTGCTTCTGAGAAATCTCAGGATGTTTTTCAAAATAGTGTTTGAGTTTCATTGCTATCCACGCATAACGTTTTGTTTTGATAATACGCATAACATTTAGTTATGTCAACTTAACAAAATGTTGTTTAATGTGCTTAAGGAGAAAGATCATGAGACCTGTAAGTGAAATCCGCCGAGAGAATCTCGAGCTATTGATTGAAGAGGAAGGGACGATACCGGCCCTAAACGAAAAGCTAGGCCGAAGAAGAAATGATCCGTCCTTGTCTTTTATTCGTGCTCAGTCAGTTCGTTCCAGTACGGGTAAGCCCTATCTTATGGGTGATAAGCTGGCTCGCGATATCGAATCTAAGTTGAAGTTAGGCCGTGGCTGGATGGATACAGACCACACGGGAATGCTCATTGATTCGATAGAAAAACCAGCAGACGGCGTACGCGTCCAAGAGTTGGCCAATACAGGTTCGATGGGCGACGATCCTAGTGTCCTGGAGCAGGATGTCATTATCGGCGGTCTGACCCTGGCACATGATTTTGTGCGCCGTCTCAACCCGTCTAATCCTATGAATCTGAAAGTGCTTACGGGGCATGGAGATTCAATGCTGCCGACGATTGCTCCAGGAGACAAGGTGCTTATAGACGAAGGCGTGAAAGACTTGTATGACGGGATTTATGTTCTGCGCTCTTACGACACTCTGTTCATTAAACGAGTGAACAAGAATTTGAAGGGAGCTGTAGTCATTTCCTCCGACAATCCAACAGTGAAACTAAGTGAGGAGCTGGACGGTTCCGAGCAATTAGAGATTATTGGGCGCGTTGTCTATGTCTGGCATGGGACATTTGTTTAAGGGAGCAAAAAATGAGCGATTTAGAAGACTTCAAGAAATTGATAAAAGTTTCGGCCATATTTGCCTCTGATGAAACTTTGAAATTGAGTAGGCTTGATTCTCCTGGTTGCGGTTCCATTGCTCGCATTTTTCAGTTAGACAGGCGTTGGTGGAGCATCTTCAATTTTCAGAAAAATAAAAGAGTTTGCGCAGCTATTAACGCCTACGTCGCCATTCAAGTAAGTCAGCTTTTCCTTTGGCAGGCATATGAAACTTTTAAATCCATAACTCCGAGAATGAAAACAATTAGTTCTACAAACGATGAATGTTTTAAAAGTTTTCTAAACCTATTTCATTCGGCATTCAGATTAGGACTAGCCTTAGGCATGAAGGAGGAGCGTAATAAATACGAATCACGACAGACCTTTCTGCTTCTCTCTCAACTTCCTGCAAGTGGATCAGGGAAAGGAACAGAGACCTTAATTGATCTCAATTATGAATACAAACTCAAATTTAAAAACGAGTTTTATATTCAGGCCATAGCTACTGGTTTATTTCTTAAGGATCAATGTAAAGATACGCTAATGGCGGTACATTGCGCAGGCCTAGCAAGAACCTATGTTGGCTTTGATGACATCCTAAAAAAGATGGATGAAATGTTACTCTCTGTAGATAAAAATAATTTTCTTCTCAAATGTAACCCGCCGCTTTAGAACAACCTTTTATTAGAGATTTTTTGAGCCGCCACTGTGCGGCTTTTTTGTTGCCAAAAAGAAACACATTGATACAAACACCTAACCTCTTGTTATTCCTTACATAACAATATGCTTGCAATTTTACATAACATTGTGTTATTCTTTCTACATCAATCAATCGTTCTTTAAATGTCCTTCTGAAGATTGTCAGGAAGGAAAAGGGTTCTAAGGCCGAGTAAACCGAAAGGCTATGAACTCAACCAGGCGGCAATGAATTGCGCCTAAGCAATCAGATCGAAAGTGAAGATGCGGCAGAGAGAAAGCTGAAAGTATTGTGACGTTAAAGTCGTCAGGTGCAAGTAGGGGCCGTTCAGCAAAGACAGTTCATAAACAAAAGCGCCTTCTTTGTCACTCACCCAAAGACGAACGATCTTTAACTTGGAGGGCGCTTCTGTTTCTTACAGGAGAGAAAAAATGCTTTTAAAAGTTAAGCGCGTTGTCCCTCGAGCTTATGAGATTTATTACAAGGGTCAAAACATCATCAGTCTGGTCAGACCTAAAAGAAATGACTGGCGTTTTTCCGGATTCTTCATGAAAGAACAAGACAAGGTAAACGATTTGTTATTGGCAAACGTTTTCGGTCTGAGTTTCCTAACAAAAAGACGAGCGCTCATCGAGCTAGAGGTCATTTTTGCAAGATTTGAATCGCTGCTAGCAGAGTCAATAAGTTGAGTTGTTAAATGAACAAAGAAATTTCCATCCTTTCGCAAACATATAAGGTGCTCAGCAATGCGGCTCCTCCTCAGGGCGAGACAGCCGCACGCGAGTTCTACGAAGGTCTGAAAGCTCTTGAGTACGCAGTCTGGTGCCTAGAAAACTCTCAGGAAGTTGCTATGGGTTCACCCAAACAGGTGACACGAATCTTCCCAGAGTTTTACCTTGTGGAGCGGTCTGAGGAGGTACATACTTTTCTTCAAGAATTCGGACATTGGTTATCTCAGGAACCTCAAAAATGCAGCACAATCTGAAACTTGTTCACGACAGCGACTGTGCTGTCAACAATGAGCCAGCCTGTTCCGCTGGCCCATGCGACTGTGGAGCATTAGCTAAACATGAGCATAGATACGCAACATACCTTTATCAGAAGGGTTGTAATCTTCTCGCTCACCGTCGAAATGCTCTCCGGTTTTGGATAGCCACAAGATTTTGTCGAGCAAAAACAGGTGCCAGCCAGAAACATTTCCTGAGCTGCTACCGCCTGCTGTTTGGTAAGCGCGAATTGCGTGGCGCATGGTATGCGTATCGCCGAGCACAAATGGTTCTACCACTCTGGAAAAACCATCGTACGTGAAAGAGACTACTTCTTTATTCTTGATAGCATCTTTCAATAAATCAAAGTTACTCATCTTTTCCTCCATTGGTTAATTGAGTGTTGACAAATTAATTATCCCGCGGAGGTGACAGCTCGGAAAGACGAGCACCTTCAGACCATCTTCATAAGCTCCCCAGGCTTTTACCAATAACTGTTAGTTCCAGTTCAGCGCTTAGGGGAGCTTTTGAATGTGGTCTTTTTTACATAGTTTTATTGGAGAGAAAAATGATCTTATTACCGGACGAGCAAAAGCAGCTCTTTAATTGTGTCGTTGACGATCTTCTGAAAGAACGCGGGTCGGCACTTTACTTAACTGATGCTCTTGCTTATGCCGAGCGTGCTGTTGTGTCTGCCCTGCTCAATGGCAAATCCGAGATCACGCTTGATCTTGGTCACGTTGTCCAAACTGCAGAGGCCCAACGGGAAACTAAGGCGCTCTTCAAGGAATATGCAGCGGATTTCATCTGTGGCCTTGGGATGGAAGCGATTGATAAAGACATCTACCCCGACGTTAAAAATTAAAAGTTTCTCTCCTCTGCCCAGCCAGTTTTCCTCCTTGAGTTGGCGGGATTTTTTTTAACAGTTTTGAACCTGCGAAAGGGATTTTTGCCCAGATTCCGTCCCCTCGTTTGTCGATTGAGAGGTACTTCAAGCGGGAATAATCAGTAATTGGGCAACGGTTCTGTTTGAGATCGCATAAGGAATTACTGATCGCAGGTTCTCTTCTCCACATTCTTCCTTCCCCGCCTGAGCGGTAAACAAACTGAACTCCTTGGAGCTCGGGTGGGGAGCCTTTTGCCTATCGGAGGCAATCATGCTGAAAAAACTTTTGACTGCGAAAAATGCAGACAGAGATAACTACTGCTTGCTCCTTGTTGCCATTGCTCTCATTCTCACTATCGCCTATGTTGCATTAGCAGCAGACGACATTCAACGGAGTTTCGGAATATGCATGTAACACCTCGCACATGCCCCGGGCCCGGAGACCTCTGGCAGCCGTCCTGGCAAGAAGAAAAACGCGAAGCAGAGTATGAGCGTCTGCTCGAAAAGTTCTTTGAAGAGTACATCCCGCGATACTGCGACGAGCACATCAATCAACTGGCTGAGGCTGGTGAGGATGAACGACATCCTGAAATTGAGCCTTTGTTTGATGAGTATCTGGAGGAAAACGAATGGCAGTAATTACTGACGCAGAGCGTAAAAAACAGCGCAACCGAGAAGTGAAGCGCGAGTACTACGCAAAAAACAAAGAAAAGAGGGTTGCGCAGAGCAAAGAATGGTATCGCAAAAGACGCGAAGAAGAATTAGCCCTGAGAAACAATAAAACACCAATCCTCCCGCAGACCCCTTTTTCAGCACTATTTACAGATTTTTTTATCGATAGGAATCAGAAAAAATGACTAACGAACAAAGAGCCGCTTGGTTAAAGGGGCGCCGTACAGGTATCGGCGGCTCCGATGTGGCAGCCGTCCTCGGGCTGAATCCTTGGAAGACGCCGCTCGACGTTTGGAACGATAAACTCGGACTTTCTGAAGATAAAAAAATGTCCGAGCCTGCGTACTGGGGAACGGTGCTTGAAGACACGGTCGCAAAAGAATTTCAGCTGCGCACCGGTAAGAAAGTTCAGAAGGTTTCTCACCAGTTCGCCGATCCCGAAACTCCTTGGGCGATTGCAAACATTGACCGAGCAATCATCAATCCTGAGATTGCCGGAAAAGTTCGGCCGCTGCTGAAGATTGAAGAAATTGAGAAGTATGCCGACATCACGGGTGTTGAGAGGATCATCAATACCGATGTGGCTTTTGAAGCAAAGACGGCAAACGCCTTTACGGCTGAGCTTTGGGGACCGAGCCAAGAGCTTGAGATCAAGCAGAACAACATAAGAACCGAACATGTCATCCCGCTTTACTACGAAACTCAGATCCAGTGGTACTGCGGGATTTTGAAACTCAAGGGCATGTACTTGGCGGTTCTTATCGGCGGCTCTGACTTTCGGATGTACTGGGTGGATGCGCGTCCGGATGTGTTTCAAGTGATCAAAGAAAAATGCTCCCGCTTCTGGAACGAAAACTTTCGGAAGAAAATCCCGCCTGACCCGATCAACATTGACAATGTGCTTCAGCTCTATGGAAAAAGTAACGGAAAAGCTGTGGAGGCTCAGGGTGAGCTTGCTATTGATTATGGTGAGTATGCCCGTATTGCTGGTGAAATTAAGGAACTCAAGAAGCAGCAGGACGCGCTCAAAACCAGAATTGCCATAAGCATGAAGGACAACGAGATTCTCACGCTTGATGGAAAGAAAGTCCTCACCTACAAAACTCAAACTTACAAACGTTTCGATTCGGATTCCTTCCGGGCAGACCACCTGGATGATTACTACGACTATCTCAAGGAATCCTCAACCCGTGTAATGCGCGTCTGTGATTAATTTAAAACTCACTCGCAAAAAGGAATAATTATGTCTACATCTGACCAACTCGCCGCCGCTGTCGGCGCTCCCTCTGCCCCAGTCGCAAAACCCAAAACGAAAGCTCCGGCGATCGTTCAACAGGTTCTTTCTGACCAGTTCAAAAAACAATTAGCGCTAGCGGTTCCGAAACATCTGAGCGCTGATCGCATGGCAAGAATTGCCGCGACCGAATTGCGTAAAACGCCAGCCCTTCTCAATAGCACACCGGCTTCGTTCCTCGGAGCGGTTATGCAGTCAGCCCAATTAGGTTTGGAGCCCGGTTCCGCCCTCGGTCAGGCTTACCTTGTTCCCTATGGCAACCAGTGCCAACTGATTCTTGGCTACCGCGGCATGATCGACTTAGCGAGAAGATCCGGACAAGTTTTGTCCTTGTCCGCATTCGCAGTGCACGAAGGTGACGAGTTCAGCTATCAGCTTGGGTTACATCCGGACATTCATCACGTGCCAAGTTGTGAAGCTGACCGCATCAAAAAACCGATCACCTTTGTCTACGCAGTCGCTAACCTCAAGGGAGGCGGATATCAGTTCGAGGTCATGTCTCGCGCTGAGGTTGAAGCGGTTAAGGCAAAGGCCAAGTCAAAGAACATCTGGAACTCGTATTTTGAACAGATGGCTCTGAAAACAGTGATCCGTCGTCTATTCAAGTACCTCCCTGTTTCTATCGAAGCCCTCCAAGTTGCCAATGTCGATGCTAAGCGGGAAGCCGGGGAAAAGATCGACCCGAACGACGTAATCGACATCAATGCCGTCACCGTCGAGGATTTCAAAGACATTGAGGAAGGCGAAGTTACTCAGGAACAACCAACTACCGAGAAATCCTCGGATATTCAGCACTAACTAAAAAGCCCTGCGAGAGCGGGGCTTCTCTTTTGAGGCCAATATGCAGTTCGAATTCATCGATTACAGCGGCTGCTTTCCAAATCTGTGTGCGGGGAAGCTGACATTTAAGGCAGACGGCAAACAATATGCAGGCTATGTAGACATGATCTCTGGCGGTGATGTTTGGTTTGATGATCACTGGAGTGAGCATGTTGAAGAGGGTCCATGGACGGATGTCTCGGGACCTCTATTAAAAAAGAATCCAGAGCTATTGGAGCACAAAACCGAGCTCCTCAAAATGATTAACGAGAATGTGCCGCACGGCTGCTGTGGCGGCTGTGTGTAAAGAGATGAGGAAACATGAAGAAGATTCAACTCACAATCGAAGAAGCCGAATTGCTCTTGGATGCAATGAGGCGCCTCAACAAACTAATACTCCTAATTCAAATGCTGTGGAGTGTCAGGCCAGATACCGCAGAGAAATTATCCCAGGTAAAACTGATCGACCCAACTCCGATGATTGATCGCTTGGCCTACTTAATTCAAAAGTCAAAGGATGAAGACAAATGAACCGACTCTTAATCCGAGACTGCATTTTTAACACAGATCATGTCGCTCTCATCGCTTGGACCCGTGACGAAAACGTTTTAACGGTTTCATTGAGTTCCGGTAAGTACATGGAGTTCAAAGACTTCCCTGAAAGCGAATGGAAGAGACTTCGAGAGACGTTGGGGTTTACGGTGGAGAAAGAACGAGAGAGATTTCCTATACAAAAAGCAGGATTTGAACAACCTAAAGGCTGCGTTCTCTGACTATATCGACAGTCCAAATATCACAGAGCCTCAATTTTTTCTTGTTGGTCAGGGAGTATTGCGTTTTCTTGAGAATTGGATGGGTAAATGTATTGACTACCACGAAAACGAAACAAAAGAGGAGTCTTTCGTTTACGTTCCAGATGAAGTCCACTTCTACATTCTGGATTTTGTTGAAGATTTAATCCTTGATTTAGAAGAGCGTATCAGGGAAAACAAAGATGACACCTATTGGCGAGAAGAATACGGCGCTTCGCTTGAATATATGCAAGATGCCTACAACCAACTTGAAGCAAAAAAGCCCATTTGATGGGCTTTTTTATTGGAGACAATATGTCCAAAAACGTTCAGACAGGTGATGTCATTTTCAGCGAAGATGGTGAAACCCTTCTTTATGGATGGCTGAACATTGAAGAAGCAATTAAAGCTCTTGAGGATTTCTTTGATGAAACTATAGAGCTATCGGACATTGAGGACGGGTTGCACGAGTATTGGAAATTTGTCCCGAGTCGGAACAACCCAGAAGGATATCCAGGGCTGTATTACCCATGCAAAAAGAAAACTCGTGGAGCCATTAAAGCAACCCGCGTAATTTTTAAATAAAAGGTTATTCAATGAATAAACGACAACTTAAAGTTCTTCTCTCAGTAATGCCCAGAAACGATATTCCTTACAAACTCAACTGCCTTTTCGTTGATTTTGATAAAACTGAGATAGTGGCTTGCAATGCTTTTATGATCATAGCCGTTAAATGTGCACATGGTTTGAATGGCACAGGAAGTGTGTTAATTCCTCGCAATGTCGTTGAACAAGTCGCAAAAACTAAGACTAGAAACACAATAAGATTTTCCAACACGGAAATATCTGTGGATGATTTTTCATTTCCTTTTACACCCCTGCAAGGAACCTATCCGGACTACTCAAAAGTAATTCCACCTAATGAAAGCCTTAAAAAACCGGGACAGTTCGGGTTCTACCAATCAAAATGTATAAAAATTATTGAAGAATTAGAAGCCGCGTTTGAGGTCTGTCCGATTTTTCATAGACCAAATAAAAAAGGCACACCATTAAAGGCTACTTTTTCTGCAGGGTCCGGTGAACGGGTTATTGCATGTGTCATGCCAAAGTCAGTTAGGACAACAGAAACATATGCAGCAATGAAGGCATGCATATAAAGGAGCAAAAATGGTGAACAAATTCCCAAAAATAAACTTCTTCGCCTACGTCATAAACTATGACGTTTTCGGAAAAAGCCAAGGAAGTGCTGCCATCGCCGACCTCGGTATAGGCATTAAAAAGAATCAAGTAATTCTCAACTTTAATGGCCTACAGCGTGAAAAGATTACTGAAATCGGAATAGACATCAGCGCTTGGGAAACGATTAAAAAAGCTATTGACATAGCTATAGGTCGAGCTGAAGAAAAATCAAGTTAATTAAGTAGTTATCTTTACACCATCGACACATCCAAAAAAACGTGTCGATTTTTTAGGTTTTCAATCATGAAAAATGAATACTGGATTATCGGGATAATTCTGGCTGCAATGTGTTTAATTTTCTACTCTCAAATTAACGATTCCATTAGCAGCCATCGAAGTTTCAAAGTCAACATGAAACAGATCGAAGTGATTAATGATTCCAATCGCAGGTTAAGTGAATTAGTCAATGAAATCTCAAAAGGATCTTTGAACTCAGCTGAGACGATTAAAGCAATCTGCCAACAAAATGAGGAAATACGCCAGAACAATGACAAGCTGACCAAACAAAACAGATTACTAGTACCTTGTAACAATAATATTTTCGCTTAAAGCTCCGGATACAAATGTCGGAGCTTTATGCGAGCGTCGCTAGTTGTAAATTGCCAATTAACGACT